CTTGTCCTCCAGAAGCCCAGTGATCGCGGTCATTTCGCGCTCGCTGTGCTGGGTGGTGGTGTCGCCATTCAGGCTGTCCACGACCGTGATACCGTCAGCCTTCAGCTCGGTCAGCGTCATGGCGATACCGGCGTGCAGTTCCTTCCACGGGTAGTTAACCTGCTTCAGATTGGCCGGGTTGACGTAGGACACGGTGTCGTCGTGGGTGTAGCCCTGGAAGGCAGAGCTGTAGCTACCCTTGACGTTGCGGCGAATGTCGCTCTTCCCGCCGGGGAAGGTCTTCTGCGCACGCTTCATGGCGTCATAAAGCGGGCGGGCCTGGATCGCCTGGGCGACGGCCGGGCCTTTGATGTAGTAGTCGAGGGCGGCGCTCGCGATGTTAGCGAGTTCTGCTGCGGTGAATGCCATGATGGCCTCCTGTGGTTACTGCTGTCTGCAAAAATCAACGGTGTAGAGCTGCCTCGACAAAACCTCGCAAAGTGGTCGGCTCCGTCGATGCTCTCGCGGACAATCCGGCTGGGGGCGGAGTGACTGGCCTCGGCTTCGGCACAAAAGCGCGAATGCGCTCGTTGACTTCAGCATAAGCCTGATCGGCTAGAGCAAGCGCCTCTTCGCGCGTTTGCGGCGGAATGCCGCCACGGCGATGGACGATTGCACGCACCTGATCTTCCACCAGTGCAGCCTTCTTTGAGGCATAGTCCGGATCCTTTGCCTTGATCCCTTCCTCCCAGCTCTGCACGGCAGAAACCATGTCAGATTGGATCGCCTGAAGCTGCTCGGCCTGGCGGGCCTGCTCGCTTGCCTCTTGCTGCTGCTGGGCCTGCTGGGCGAGTAGGGCTGCCTTGGCTCGCTCTTTTGCGAGTTCTTGGGCAACTTCCTCGTCCATATACCCGTCAGCAACTTTAGCCTGAATGTCTGCGGGCAGTGCATGTCCGAGACTTTCAGCAAGGCGCTGGGTGTTAGAAGCAAACCAGTCGTAGGCCGCTTGGAGGTCGGAATGCGATCCGCTCTTCAGGGCCGCCATGACCGCGAAACCTTCTGACACTTCGGCATCAGTCAGGCGGTTTTCCGCCATGAAGCCAGTGATCTTCTGGAAACGGTCGGCATCTGCCTTGTAGGCATCTCGCTCCGCCTTCATCTCCTGCCAACGGGGATGCTTGTGGAACGGGACATCGGCATCGGCTTGGTCGGTTTCTGCGCTATCCGTTTCCGGAGTGGCTTCTTCGACTTCCGCGCTTACCTCCGAGGGGGACGAAGCCTCTCCGGCCTCTGCCTTCGGTTCGACGGCGCTTTTGACGACATCGAGAAGGTTTTCAGGCTCGGACTGTTTAGCGTCCTCGTTGTCCGCGCCGGACGATTGCGCGGAATTAGCGTCCAAGGTCAGGCCATCGGGAGCCGCTTCAGTTGCCTGGGCGGCGTCGATGGGGTCCAGATTTTCCGATGCGGGCGAGGCATCGGCACCATTCTGTAAGGTCATTTTAGCGCCTTTCTCTCCAAAAATTACCACTGTTGGCTGCCAAGATCAACACTCCCAACAAGCCTAGCCAACTTGGTTCGGCTGCGGCCCGGTGTTGAAGGCGGGCTGCGATGTTCCCCCAGGCTCTCCAGTGCGAACCTTGTCCGCCCCTTCCGCGCCCTGGTTCTGCGGGTCTTGCTGTGCATCGCCAGGGGCCAACTGGGCCATCCGGTTCTGCATGATGATGGACGGAATGCCCTCAATGAAGGCTTCCTCGATTGGCACGTTGTCGTCTGCGATCCGGATTGCCCGCTCGGCCAGCCAGCGCGGGGTGACGCCGGGGATCTGGAGAAGCAACGGATAAAGCCGCTCAAAGGTAGCCGCTTCCTGCGCCATATTCGGCCGTCCGGAAGAGCCAGCCTTAATCTCCAGGTTGATTTCCTCCATGACCTCCAGCCGCGAAAGCTCCGGCCAGACAGCACCGGGTCCGACAATGCGCTGCACCGTCTCGGCCGACAGGTTCATCAGCATTACCTGGCCGGCTGCGCGCATGACCGAAGAGAGCATGTCGTCCAGGTCATCGCTATCGAGGCCGATTGCGCCGGTAAGAGATTGCTGGGCAATGCTGCTCTCGGTCGCGGTGCCGCCCGAAAGGCCGCCAATGTTTGCCTGCTGCACGCCGACAATGCGGGTCGCGTCATTGAACAACCCTTCCGTCTCATACAGGTTAGGATCCACGCCAATCTTCTTGACCGGCGCGATCAGATCCTCCGGCTTCACGCCATCGCGCATCGCCTTGACCTGGATGACATCGTGGGCCGCATGGCCGGCAAGGCTTGCCTGATCCTGCTCGTCAAACTGGCCTTCTGGAGCCAGATACAGCGGCCGATTGGCGATCCGGTGCTGGCGAAGCGCCTCCTTGGCGCGGTTATATTCGCGCTGGACATGCTTCAGAAGCTCGACATCCGACTTCGGGAACAGCTCGCACTCGTCCTCAACATCGTTGAAGGTAAGCGCCCACACCGGGAAAAACTGATCCACCTGGACAACCGGAGGGGTAGGCTCGGCCAGGAAATCGTCATAACCGTCCGCAAGCACATATTCGAGGCCGGTTTCACGGTCGAAATAGTGCCAGACGCAGGCCAGGCCCTTGCCGTCATCGCGGTGACGCGAGCGCGTGCCGCCCCACGGCTTGCCTGCCTCCATCTTGTAGGAGCGGTAATTCTTGCCGAGATCGACGCCATAGACTTCCTTGACGCGCTCCGGCGTCAAAATGACTTCCTTGGCCAGCCACGGGCAGCCCACCCAGCCGACCAGCTTGGTCGTCTCCGGCGAAGGGATGATCCGGGTCGATTGCGGGAACAACCAAAGCAGCCCTTCCCGCACAATCGCTTCCGGCTCGCTCTCGATGGCCTGAATTGCCAGCCGCAGCTCTTCAGCCTGGGCGGAATTGGGATCCAACTCGCCAGTCTGAAGGTCCGTCTGCAACCGCTCAATCACTGCAAGGCGCTCTGCCATATCAGCAATGCGGCTCGATTGGTCGTCGGACAGATCCATAATGCGCTGGAAGCCAAGCTCGATGTAGCCGACGCCCGTTGTCCGGGCGCGGCGGATCATCTGCTTCATCTGCGTCTTGAAGTCCGGAACCTGCTCTTTCATGTAATAATCAGCAAGGATTTCAAGGGTCTTGCCGATTTTCTCAATCTGCTGGACGCGCTGATAATTCTGCTGAACGTCCTGCATGAGCGCCACGCTCTCCGGCTGGGGCGGCAGCCCCATCGCGCCGGAGTTCTGAATGTCCATCATGGCGGCCTGAAGGCTTTCCATCTTGCCGTCCCACAGCACGAAATCCAGGCGCTTGCGCCTGGTCGCCACTACGCGGGGGTTCTTCGCGTAGAGCGAGCTAACCTGCTGCTTGACGATGCGCTGGACGAAGTTCGCCACATAGCGGTCATCATCATCGCTATGCCCCGGCCACTGCTTGCCGGACACAAAGTCCATGTTGCCGCGCATTCGCTTGAATACGCTGCCCCAGTGCTTCTTTGCGGCCTCAATCCGCTTGGTGATTTCGCCCACCAGGGCCTTGCGGCTTGCTGGCGTCTCCGGTTCGGGCTGCACAGCGGCGCTGATTACATCCTGAAGCTCGTCCATTACATGCCTCTCATATTCGCCATGCGGCGCTGCTGGAGCTGTCGAAACTTGGCGTCATGCTTGACCCAAGCGAGGGTGCCGACCGCTGGGCCGGAACGATTGATTGACGGCGCGGGAGCGGCCTTGATCTGGCTCGCGAGGCCCAGGCCGATGTGCGCCAGGGTGTCCACGAAGTCGTCGTGACGAGCCTGCGGAAACTTCAGAAGCTCCTGCTTGGCATCCTCAAACCACGCTTCGTAACTGGGGAAGCGCACCATGTTCATGGCCATGCGGCCCTGGATGGATTGTGCGCGCGTCACCTTGTCCTTTGACGGCACCTGCTCCTTGACATGCACAAACACCTTTTCCTCGGCCATGCGCTTGTAAAGGAAGGGACCGATCGATTTGGAAATATGACCGCTTTCAGCCCACCAGATCAGCGGCTTCCATTTCTTCATCATCGCGATCATGGCGCCCACAACCGCGTCCGTCTTGGCCCTGCGCCACCAGCAATCGAGCAGCCAGATCCGGCTTTGCTCGTCCACACCGACGATTATCATGCAGGTCTTGTCGTTTTCCTGCTTGGTCCCAACCGCATGGTCGCTCGCAGCGTAG